CAGCGCATGACGGAAGATCCGTTTGCATTCGAGTCCTCAATCTCTTTCTCAGAGATTGTGAGGAAGATCGGTCGAATATTGGTTCCATACCAGTAATCCTCTCCACAAGATTGACGGAAAGGGCCTTCTAAGAAGGTTTTTCCGGTATTGATGGGAAAGCCCAGAAAGGTAAGAAAAGGAATTAATTCATCAGCAACAAGTCTGCTGCAAATGATATCATCCCCGTATACCCGATACTGTTTAGTATCCTGAACTTTACGACGCACCGCACGTACTGCAGCCCAGAAAATTAGGCTTTCAAGTTCGAACGTGTAGCCGTTTCCCATAGCGCTAAAAGATTTTAGTATCTCATACTTTCCATCACCATCGAATGGTTCTGCCATAGTTGTACGGCAAAGTTCCATCGCGTGCAACCAACCTGGATCGGCTTCTTGGAAAAGAAGTCGAACTAGATAGGTACATATATGGTCGGATGCCCCTTTTAAGTCAAGTGTGACTATTAAGGGAAGAGAACTAGAACCTAGCTTGGCCAAGATCTGATTAGGCTCTTGGGTGTTGAGGTCAAGACCATTTAAAGCTAATTGGTCTCGCAACATTACACCTATGCCAAGCTGCGCAAAGACGTTGAGACCCGGTTGGGCACGAATGCTCCTATGGGTTTTAGCGTTCTTTGGAACCATCGTATATCGGTCACCGGGCTCAATCTGCACATCAAATTTGTAAACGATCTCCTCCTCCTCCACGTATGTGGAAAAGGGGTCGGCGCCACTGTTTGACAATGCTTCAAGCCATGGGATAGAACTTGAGATCAAGTTAAGCCCAAATGGAAGAAAAGTTGCAGTACAACTAGGACGATGGACTAGTTTCTCATAGTCTATTTCACCCTGTTGGCCTAGGGCCCTTCCGGGTCCAAAACGGCAACTCGACTCCCAGCGAGTGGAATCGAACGATCCAAGCGTCCTGGCAATGTCTGCCTGCATTTGAGAAATTAGATGCAAGTATGCAGAATTCTCCTGAGAAGGAGTATTCCAGTTTGCTTTTAGTCGTCGATTAGATTGTGCGCATGCTTCTTCAGCATCTGCAGCGGCCTGTTTACAGGCCATCTCAGGATCTAATTCCGGGTGTTGAAAATTTGGCCATTTCGATAAAATCGACACAGCTAGATAATCATCCTCGAAATTTGGTTGATATCCAGTATTTGGTAAAACCTCATACGGATAATCAGCCACAGATACCTTCTTATTTACCAATTGCTCAAATTCTCCATATTTAAGGAGTAGAGCGCATGATAAACTAAGAGGTGTATCGAGACCCTGCCACAATTGCACGGCAACGTTGAGATAATCCCGACTCGATAGTCGGAATTTCGAAATCAGAGCCTTTAGTTCACGAGAAATCCGTGATCGGCCCTGCGTCCTAGCTTTCTTCTTGGACGTCATTGAATGGCCTCTTACCCAGAAATCGACTCACCGGTGACCACAAGCAGCTGAATTGGGGTAAGTCCCAAAAGAGCAGCGAGCGAGTACATCAGTTCGTACTTTTCTGCGGTAGTAGACCGTTCGTTGACTTTCGTCTCGACAGTAGCAGAATTGGTATACTTAACGAGTCCAGTAACTCCATCCACAATCGGATGAACGATTTTGAGGCTTCGCTTCTCATAGCTGGCCGTCGTTTTCCGAACGAATGCACTAGCGCGTTTGTTACCGATCGTAGTCCCCTGGTCGCGGTTGACCCAGGAGGCGTACTGGCCGGTCTGAACACGTTCAGGCACATACGTTTTGTTCGCGTTGGCCGAATCTTTGAGGCTGATGTTAGCAATAGTTGCCATGGTTTTACTCTATATAAGGAGTTTAAAAGACTAAGAACGATAATTGCGTATTAAGGCAATTGCATCTAATGCCCTTGGAATATTAAGGTCAAGAGATACTCTTAGTGAGGAGGGTGTGAACGTGGCTCTCCTTCTATAAAACCTACGTTCTATTTGGGGCTCCGTAAGGTACGAAAACTGCCCAGGAGTCATAGAGTACACCGTATAGCCATAGTAGTAAGGTGGCTTAACCACGTCAGTCCAATTATGGACAGTACGGCTTTCTATTACTCGATTGCACCACCCGTCTTTGTAAGCTTTGCCTTGGAAGGCCGTAAGGCCTTCTAGAACAGAGCCCACATTCGCAAACCAATCTACTACAAAACTGTAAGGGATTAATTCCCATGCAATAAGTAGCGGATTAAGTATGCCGAATGATTGACCGGTGGCAAGAGCTACGGATTCAAGACTGTACACGTAGCCCACAGACACTTCACGATGATACGTGATCTCTCTCCTTTCGTTATAAGTACAGATCTGTACCCCATTGGGCGTGTATAACGACCTTGGGATAATGACTATACTAGGAGAGGAGATGGATCTCTTAACTACAGACACCCTAAATAAGGGAGGTCTAGCAGTTAAGCAATCATGAAGTGTGATAAGCAATGAGTATGTGTCCTTCACCAAAAGTCTCCATCCATAACGGAATTCGAGCCAATTTGAAGTGAAGGATCGCTTGCTAGAAAGTCCTTTCGGAGTAGCAATACCCAGCTTACGAGCCGCACTAGAAAAGTTTCCTTTTCGAGCGTCTCGATATGCCGAATAAAGCGTTCTAGCTGCATTACCTATCATCCCTATAGTTTGTTGGGCCTCGGTGGCCGACACAACGGCATTAAAGCCGTGGCCAGATACCTTGCCTTGCAGACTATTAAGAGCATCGCTCTCCATAGTAAGGAGTACAGAGTCTGTAGAAACATCTACAGATGTGCGATTTCTCGTCGGGACCAACGAATAAGCAAAGGTAGAGTTTGGGTCACCATAAAGTTGACCTGTAAAACTCACAACTTTGCTGCGGATGATCTCTTGTAGATCATCCGTGTAGGGCAGCGTGGGTATAAACCCATTTAGTAAGAGGTACTTAAGCATATCCATTTTACCTTTAAACTGATGGGACCAAGATCTGGTCCTCTCAATTTGGGTGATTTGGACGGTTGAATAAGTAGGCGTTGCACCGTATGTGACATAGCTAGGAATGGATGCATATTCATTCTTTGTTACGGACGATACAGGCATAGCTTTCCTCATCGCATGACCCCTGGCATTATTTATGCCAACTGTGGATGAGATAGATTTACCCTACGGTAAATTATTCCGCAGGAGACCCGAG